AGAAATTGATCAGAAGGAGCAAGATTTAATTTTGAAACTCTTGATTGAACAACTTCTTGAAGAATATTCAAAGATACTTGATCATTGTCCCAGAAACTTTTAGCTTCTGACGCAATATCTACAATTCTTTGAGCGCGTATTTTGTAATCTTCAGAATCTTTACCAGCTTCAACAACTTTCATAACAGCATATTGAGTACCTATTTGTTCAATTAGCTGATTATCTTTGAAAGTTGAGCATCCAAAACCAGTCAACATAATAAAAGCAATTATGACATAAGCAGCGCGTTTCATATATAACCCCTTTAATCATGTGGTTCCACAAAATCTGCTTTAATACTTTTTATCTCCAATTCCCAGCTATTTGGCAAAACCTCAAACATTTTATTCATTGCTTTACCTGAATCAGTAACACCAATATGTTTCGGCCACAACCTACCACCAGAATTTATTGGCATAAATTTCAATCCAGGAGCAACACAGCCTCTTAACTCATCTGGCCAATTTGCTTTATGCACCAAGCAGGAAAATCTTTTATTAGTACTGTCATTTTCTTTAACAACACCACGGCCAGTAATAATATAACATTTTCCTTTACTTGGAGAATTCCACAATTCAACAGTATAAAGCCCTTCTGGCAAACAACTAACAAATTTCTTGTTATTCAGCCAAGGACATTCTGCTGTACAAAGCTCCAAACCAGCAACTGATAATTTTCCATAAGTACCAGTTTGCCAATATGTATGTCTTAACAAAATGCCCTTGACCATTTAAATTTCTCAAGTAGTTTTTGTAGTTTCTTTTCCTGTTTCAGCAGTTTTTGTAGTCTCAGGAGTCTTTACTTCCATTTTCGCCTTCATGGCATTGGCATCAGTTGTCCAACCTGCTGCTTCCATAATTTTCAATTGCTCACGTTCACAGAAAGCTTTTTTACCAGCACGATAAATATTAATCATTTCATCACACTCCAAGAATTTTGTTTAGGCAGCGGCGGCAGCCAAAGGAGAACCAAAACTGCCACCGCTAATCACGCAACCGAAGCTGAGAACGCGCTGAACTCAGTATTCGGCAAGCAGCGTGATACGGCGATTGTCGTAAGCTTTCGCTCCAATCAGCAAATCCAACGACATCATTTCCTTTTTGTATTTCATATCGTAACCAGTCGTCACACGAATTGAATAACCATTGTTGCTAACAGTAAATGACGGCTTGTCACTCGGAGTATCCAGCATCGGCATTGCCAAAGCCAGCGACTCATCATCAAAAATTGCACCAAGCAAACTCAGGTTCGTTTGACCAGAAGCAATAATTGTAACAGCTGCATTGTCTGGAATGATTTCCGTGATGGGGTCAACCAGAGGAATTACAGTCGCTGGGTTGCCATTAACCAATGTCTTAACAATCAAAGGACGACGAACGCCTGCTATTTTGATACGAGTTCCAGCAGGAAATGTATTGACTGAGAAGTTTGCAGAATCAACAGTCAAATCAGTATTTCCAACCAGATTTTTTGTTCCAGCAGCATTGTCAGTAGTAGCAGTACCAGTACCAGCAGCAGCCAAGGACCAGCTTGGGAAATTCATTGATTGATAAAAGTCCATATTCATCGCATGGCCCATACGAGCTTCATCAAACACAACGCGGCCAGAATCACCACGATTGTTGTAAGTATTGAAGTAAGTTTTACCAAGCAAACGAGCTTCCAGCGTATCATTCACCAAGCAAAAACGGCCAGTTGGAGAAAGCTGTTGCAGATTTGCAGCAGAACGCGCCAATGCCATATCAGCAGCATCAGTGAACAGATCAGTAGAAGCATACAAGCCAGCAGCTTCCAGAATTTTGGTACCAACATAGTTATCGCATTTTTCAGCGAGACGATATGTCGCAGGAATCACAACTTCATTTGTGAAACCTTCAAAATCCAGAGCTTTTTCTTTGGCAGTGATTTCAACAGACACATCGAGCAATTTTTCGATGGTCATATCACGAGCAGACGAACGAACAGACTGAACAGTAACGCCATTGACGGGATCGAATTCAGTTGCCACATAATCAGGCCGAGTTTTGATACGTACTGTATCACCAACTTTGTAGCCAGACGGAGTGGTATTGAAATCAGAAGTTTTGTCACGAGCTGTAAGATTGGAGATGATCAGCGCATCTTCCAAATGAATCAGAGCCTCATTGGCGATCTGATCCACTTCAACGTAAGCATTTGCCATTTTGAAAGGCTCCTCAGTAATTAATTAAGCTTCACTGAGGAACCAAGAGGATGCTCAAGCGAAGCTGTAGAAAACAAAAACTTAAACTACTTGTTTTCCCAACTTCGCTCGGCGTAGCTTTGCGAAGGGCGCGTCATTTACCGGATCAGAAATACCACTAACTGAAGAGGCGTAGCACTCAATTCCAGACTCAGCGTAGCTTTGTAAGGAATATGTCGCAGTCTAGCACTTTCTGATCGGCGTTACCCCCATTACTGCTTCGGCGTAGCTTCCACGTAACAGGCGATAAAATCCGCTACCAATAGGTAGGAGCCTAGTATAAGCTAAGCCCGGCCTTAAGTAAAGCTGATTTTTACTCTGCTTTTTTCATTTGCTCTTCTTTGAGCTTTTTCAATCTGCGATATTCTGCATTATTTCCAGAAGCAGCCGCGGCTTTTATTTTGGCGTCAATGCCAGTAACGTTTGTCCCTTTATTGCCACCAGCACCAGCTCCTTGACTTGGCGGAAACAAATGCTCAGCATCAGATTTAAGTTTTGCAACCCATTCCTTAATAGTCATTGCACCATCCGCACCAGTAATAAGTTTACCATCCTTGTCACGTGCAACAACTTCACCTTCTTCAACAGAAAATACAGTTTTTGCACGAGCAATTACATCAGGCACTGCAGTTTCACGTCCTTGTTCAGCAAGAAATACAGACACAACACGAGAATCAATCATCAAATCACGAATTGTGTTTTTTGCTTTCTCAAGTTCAGTTTTTGCAGTAGCTGATTCCGTGGTGAGTCTGTCCACCTCAGATTTGTATTTGGCCTCAACCTTTTCAGTGCGCTTTGCAATCACCTCAGCATGTTTGCCTTCAGATATGAGTTTGAGTTCTTCATCATTCTCAAACTGTTTCAACATACCTCGGATAGATTCAGGATCAAGGCCATCCCATGCCTGAAGTCTTTCAGTTGCCTTTTTATTGGCATCAATTATTTCTTGATTTTTCTTTGTAAGAGCGGCGACAGAAGCTTGAGCAGCTGCAAGATCGGCTGCTAATTTTTCTGCCTTTTTAGCAGGATCATCGTCATCACCACCTCCACCACCTCCACCGCCTTCACCAGAATTAGCATGAAGCATACCTTTTGCAATCAAACGATGTATGAGCGAGTATTTTTTCTTGCCTTTCATTTGCATTCTCCTTTAGAGATCATTCACTTCAATTGACGTTGCTTCTTTGGCAAAACTTCTGAGCGTCATTCTGCCATTTAAGAACTCTGTTGCTTTATCACCACTGCCAAGTACATCCGCGACAAAATCTTTCGGCTGTCTCTTTAACCAGCTCTCATAATCAGTATTGGAATTAACTTGAGTGACTTTATAAATGCCATCTTCAACAGATTTTTTAGACAGCTTCCTGACACGCCCTCTATTATTTGTATCATCACCGCGCTCATAATCGTCACCAGCTCCAATTGCTGGTCTTGTTGTTTCAAAATCCAAACCACGAAGCTTAGGCACAAAAGTGGAACGACAATTAAAATGAATTCTTCCAGGTCCAGCATCCCAAGGCAAACTATGCCCAACAGGATTGAAATCAAGATCATACAACAAGCCATCACGGATACCACAAATAAGTGGCGTTGTTCTATTATCGAGAACAGATACCCACATGTATCCTTCAAGCAAATCATCATTATTGCCTTTAAATGTATCAACTCTTGCTTGTTGCGCAGCGCTTGACAAATAGCTCCGTGTAAGTGTTGATACGTCCCTTGCACTGCGTCCAAGAAAATCAGAAATCTGTTTAGTTATTTCATCAGTTGTCAATCCATTAACATAACCACCCATCAGCATAGATTCAACTCTTTTGGTAGCAGTAACACTTCCTGCTTTAAACCACCATCCAAAAGTGTGTCCTTGATAAGCTATTTTTGCTGTTTTTCTTGCTATAATAAGAGGATCAACAGATTTTATTTTTATTTGTCCATCTGTTGCAGTTATATTGTTAATATTCCAATTTACTTCACGAACAGTAACTTGTTCAACAACATCTTCAACTTGTGGGATAATATCCATATTATAATAATTGATAATTTCATCAGTTATCTCTTTACTCATTTTGCGAATATCAGAAGCTCTTGCTTTTCCATAAGTTTT